AACGTATTATCGCCGCAGGTAGGATAGCCGTAGAGCAACTCATTAAGGTTGCTCAGGAGGACATCCTCAAGCCGGGCGAAGATGACGACTTGGCTGCCGATAGGCTCAAGAACGCCGCTGCTACTAAGAAGCTGGCTATTATGGACGCCTTTGAAATTCTTAATCGCATAGACTCCGAAGAGGAGGAGTTGGAGTTGGGGTCCACCAAGACGGAAACGAAGGTGGGTTTTGCAGAACGACGCTCCAGATAAACTTTACTCCATCCGTTATGACCATGTGTCTAAGGGGGTAGTGTCAAATAAGAACCGCGCTAAGACGTGGCAATACGGGTACAGCGAGAAATACGACATGGTCGTAATCTCTAAGACCGGACAGATTGGCGACATAATAGACATCAATGGTCTTGTCATCGCCCTTCCTCTGGCTCCAAAAAAACTTAGCGAAGGCAACAAGTGGGTTCGTGAGCCGCTTCCCAAAGCTCTGTCTAAAATCTCCAGCATCTTCCAGTGGAACGACATGCACAAGCTTTTCAAGGCAGAGTGGGTGGACTATATCGAAGAGGAGTTCGACCGTCGCGAGCAAGGCTATTGGTTTTCTAATGACGGTACCCCGACGTATATCACTGGTGCTCACTACATGTACTTGCAGTGGACAAGCATCGACGTTGGGTATCCTGACTTTCGTGAGGCCAACAGGATATTTTTTATCTTCTGGGAGGCGTGCAAGGCAGACCCACGCAGCTTTGGTATGACGTATCTAAAGATTCGTCGCTCTGGGTTTTCGTTTATGGGGTCTTCCGAGTGCGTCAACACAGGAACACTAGCCAAGGATTCACGAGTTGGGATACTTTCAAAGACAGGTGGCGACGCCAAGAAGATGTTTACCGATAAGGTGGTACCCATCGCCAACCGCCTTCCATTCTTCTTCAAACCGATACAGGACGGCATGGATAAGCCGAAAACGGAACTGGCGTTTCGTATACCTGCTTCGAAGATTACAAAGAAGAATATGTACGATGTGGAGGACGAAGAGATTTTCGGACTGGACACCACCATCGACTGGAAAAACACCGACGACAACTCTTACGACGGAGAAAAGCTTTTGCTCCTAGTACATGACGAGAGTGGGAAGTGGGTCAAGCCCAACAACATCCTCAACAACTGGCGTGTTACCAAGACGTGTCTGCGCTTGGGTAGCCGAATTATCGGCAAGTGCCTTATGGGCTCTACGTCGAACGCCCTCGCCAAGGGAGGCTCAAATTTTAAGAAGCTATACGAGGATTCGGACCCGCGTGTGCGCAACGCCAACGGCCAAACCAAGAGCGGTATGTACTCCCTCTTCATCCCGATGGAGTACAATATGGAGGGCTTCATCGATGAGTTCGGGCACCCCGTATTCCGTGCGCAAGAAAAATCTGTGAAGGGTGTCGACGGGGAGATGATTCGTTCTGGCGCTATCGACTACTGGGAGGCGGAGGTCGAAAGCATGAAGAACGACCCCGATGCGCTCAATGAGTTTTACCGTCAATTTCCTCGTACTGAGTCCCATGCTTTCCGGGATGAGAGTAAGCAGAGTTTATTTAATCTGACCAAGATTTACCAGCAGATTGATTACGCAGACAGCCTTGTCAAAGAGCACTACCTCACGCGGGGTTCTTTCCAGTGGGAGAACGGCATTCGCGACAGCAAAGTCATTTTTAGCCCGGACAAACGCGGTCGCTTTAACGTGTCTTGGACGCCTCATAAGGGCATGCAAAACCGGTGGATTGATAAGAGGGGCGTCAAATACCCCGGCAATGAGCATATTGGTTCCTTTGGATGTGACTCCTACGACATTAGTGGTACTGTGGGTGGTGGCGGTTCTAACGGTGCTCTTCACGGAATGACTAAGTTCCACATGGACGACGCCCCTACTAACGAGTTTTTCTTGGAGTATGTGGCTCGCCCGCAGACGGCAGAGATTTTCTTTGAGGAGGGCCTTATGGCTTGCGTTTTCTATGGCATGCCCATCCTTATTGAGAACAACAAGCCTCGTCTATTGTACCACTTCAAGAACCGTGGGTATAGAGGGTTCTGTATGAACAGGCCGGACAAGCACTTCAATAAGCTCAGCAAAACGGAGCGTGAGCTGGGAGGTATCCCCAACAGTTCTGAAGACGTCAAGCAAGCTCACGCAGCGGCTGTCGAAAGCTATATAGAAAAGCACGTAGGAATAGATATGGACGGTACCTTCCGCGATGCGGGGGAGATGGGCACTATGCCTTTCGTTAGGACATTAGAAGATTGGGCCCGTTTTGACATCAGCAATCGTACTTCTTTTGATGCTACTATCAGCAGCGGTCTTGCGGTTATGGCAAACCAAAAGCACCTGTATACTCCTCAGGAACAGAAGAGTTCAATAAGTATTACCTTGCCTAAGTATAACAACCGTGGGTTTCGTAGTGAATTGCTGGACTAAATGAAGGACGTCAAGGTGAACATCTCTACTGCTGGTTTCCCCAGTCAGTTTGTTTCTGACGCGGAAAAAGCCAGCGATGAGTACGGCTTGATGGTCGGGCAAGCCATTCAATACGAGTGGTTTAAGAAGGATGGAAACCAGTGCCGGTTCTACAACCAATGGCGCGACTTCAACCGTCTGCGGCTGTATGCCCGTGGCGAGCAGAGCGTATCCAAGTACAAGAGCGAGCTTGCCGTAGACGGCGACCTTTCGTATTTGAATTTGGACTGGACTCCGGTGCCCATCTTGCCTAAGTTCATTGACATCGTAGTCAACGGCTTGTCGGAGCGCATCTTCAAGGTCAAGGCTTACGCGCAAGACGCTTTGTCTCAGGCCAAGCGCAGCAAGTATCAGGATATGATTGAGGGGCAGATGGTAGCCAAGCCTGTCTTGGACATCATCCAGCAAAAGACTGGCGTCGACCCCTTCACTATGAACCCCGACGACCTGCCTAGCACCGACGAAGAGTTGCAGGTATATATGCAGCTCAACTACAAGCCGGCCATTGAGATTGCTGAGGAGGAAGCCATCAATACTATCCTCGAAGAGAACCACTACTCGGACTTGCGGAAGCGCATGGACTACGACCTCGCCGTTTTGGGCATCAGTGTCGCCAAGCACGAGTTTTTGCCGGGGGCGGGTGTAGAGCTTTCGTATGTGGACCCTGCCAATGTGGTATATAGCTACACGGAGGACCCATACTTCAAGGACTGCTTCTACTGGGGTGAGGTCAAAACCCTCCCTATCACGGAGCTAATGAAAATCGACCCCAGCCTCACCAACGAGGACTTGGAGGAGATTAGCAAGTACAGTCAGAGTTGGTATGACTACTATAACGTGGCTCAGTTCTACGAGAACGATATGTTCTATCGTGACGTAGCTACGTTGATGTACTTCAACTACAAGACGACCAAGAAGATTGTATACAAGCGTAAGAAGCTTGAGGGTGACGGAGCCCGGATGATTGAAAAGGACGACCAGTTCAATCCGCCTGAGGAGATGATGGAGGAGGGCAACTTCGAAAAGGTTGAGAAGACCATCGACGTCTGGTACGAGGGCATCATGGTTATGGGCACGAACATCTTGCTCAAGTGGGAGGTGGCCGAGAACATGGTTCGCCCTAAGTCTGCCAGCCAGCATGCGCTCCCCAACTACGTGGCTACAGCACCACGTATGTACAAGGGTGTCATCGAGTCTCTCACTCGGCGCATGATTCCTTTCGCCGACCTCATCCAAATCACGCACCTCAAGCTTCAGCAGGTTATCTCTCGCACTGTTCCTGACGGCGTTTACATCGACGCTGACGGCCTCAACGAGGTCGACCTAGGGACGGGCAACGCATACAACCCAGAAGACGCTCTACGGCTCTATTTCCAAACGGGTAGCGTTATCGGAAGGTCATACACTCAGGACGGGGATTACAATCAGGGCAAGGTTCCTATCCAAGAGCTCAACAGCAACAGTGGTGCTGCCAAGACGCAGATGTTGATTGGCAACATGAATCACTATCTGCAAATGATTCGTGACGTTACGGGCCTCAACGAGGCTCGCGACGGGAGCACTCCCGACCCTCGTGGCTTGGTGGGCTTGCAGAAGTTGGCTGCGGCGAACAGCAACACGGCTACGCGACACATTCTTGACGGAAGTCTATATATGTTCCGTACTCTGGCTGAGGCTTTGACATACCGCGTTAGCGACATCCTTGAGTACGCAGACTTTAAGGACGAGTTTGTAAACCAGATTGGTAAGTACAACGTCAGTATTCTAAAGGAGATTAACGAGTTGTATATCTACGACTTCGGCATCTTCATTGAGATTAGCCCTGACGAGGAGGAGCGTGCGCAGCTCGAGGCCAATATCCAAATGGCTTTGAGCAAGGGTGGTATAGACCTTGAGGACGCCATCGATATCCGTGAGATTAAGAACTTGAAGCTGGCCAACCAGCTCTTGAAGATTAAACGCATTGCTAAGCAAGAGGAGGAGCGGCAGTTCCAACTTCAGCAGCAGCAGATGCAGGCCCAGAACAATATGCAGTCTCAGCAGATGGCTGCGCAGACGGCCATGCAAAAGATTCAAGCTGAGGGCCAGAGCAAGATGCAGGTTAAGCAGGCGGAGATTGCATTTGAGATTGAGAAGATGCAGGCCGAGGCACAGCTAAAGGCACAGCTTATGGAGCGGGAGTTCCAGTACCAGATGCAAATCGCGGGCGTACAAGAGCAGGGGCTACAGTCTCGCGAGGACCGTCGCGAAGATGCTAAGGCCAGCCGCATCAGTCAACAGAACACGGAGCAGAGCAAGCTTATCGACCAGCGTAAGAACAACTTGCCTCCCATTGATTTCGAGTCGAATGAAGACAGCTTGGACGGCTTCGACTTGGCAGAATTTAGTCCGAGATAAATAATATAATTTTACAGCAATGGAAATCAAAGTCCGAGAGGTCAGTGATGTGGAAGCCAAATCCACGCAACAGGTAGAGCAGGAGCTTCTAGAGAAGCATGAGGCAGAAGTAAGCGGAGAAACCCCCGAAGAGCAGCCGGCGCCAGCGGAAGAGCCTGAGGGCCTTTCCGAGGACGCGGTGCGTTCTTTTTTGAGTGAGCGTTACGGTCGGGAGATTACGTCTCTTGACGAGCTGGCCGAAGCCCGTTCCGAGGCTCCTGAGTTGCCAGAAGATGTAGCTGCTTACTACAAGTTTAAGCAAGAGACCGGGCGTGGTCTCAACGATTTTATGAAGGTGAACCGCAACCTCGACGAGGCTGACGGCGACACCTTGTTAAAGGAATACTTCCTGATTACTGAAGACGGCCTCGATGCTGAGGACGTGGAGATGATGATGGAGGATTACAAGTTTGATGCAGACCTCGACGACGAGGCTGATATCAAGAAGGCCAAGTTGGCCAAAAAGAAAGCTATTGCTAAGGCGAAGAAATACTTCGAAGAGCAGAAAGAGCAGTATAAAGCGCCTCTTGAGTCAAGGGGCGTGGACTCTCTGGAAAGCTCTGAGGAGTACCAATCGTACAAACAATATGTTGAGCAGGCGAAGACGTACCAAGAGGAACAGAAGCGCAGGAAAGAGTGGTTCGACGAGAAGACCAATGAAGTTTTCTCAGATGGATTCAAAGGTTTTGAGTTCAGTATCGACGACAAATCCTATGTGTACACTCCCGGTGACCGCACTGAATTGAAGAAGCTCCAACAGACTCCGGAGGCTTGGTTAAACAAGTATCTAGATGACAAGGGCCTCGTCAAGGACGCAGCGGGATACCATAAGTCTTTGGCTGTAGCCATGAACCCCGAGAAGTTTGCCCAGTTCTTTTTTGAGCAGGGGCAATCCAGTGCGGTAGACGACGTCATGCGCAAGACAAAAAACATTAACATGTCTGAGCGTACGACGCCACAAACCGTCAGCAAGGGGGGAATGAAAATCCGTGCCGTCACTCAAGATTCAGGCCGTGGCCTGAAGATTAGGAGCCGGCGCAACACCTAACTCTTAGAAAACAGAAAACATGGCAGGTTCAGTACAAGCCACCCCGGGGTTCGATTTACAACCCAGCGCGGAGCGCGTTGCTCTCGCAACCAATTACATCACCAACTTCGACTTCCTCAATCAGTATCTCCCCGATACTTATGAGAAGGAGTTCGAGCGCTACGGCAACCGGACTGTGTCTGGCTTCCTTCGCATGGTTGGTGCCGAGATGCCCACCAACTCCGACATGATTAAGTGGGCGGAGCAAGGTCGTCTCCACACTAAGTACACCAACTGTACTTCTGCCGCCGCTGCGGCGCAAGACACAGCTACGTGGACGGTGAACGACACCCTCAACCCCGGCACTGGCGGCATCGCCATCCGCAAGGGTCAGACGGTGTTTATCTCTGACAACACGGCGGCCAGTGGTCTCAGCAACAAAGCTGTTGTTACCGACGTCGATTACGCTAACGGCACTTTTGACGTTGCGTACTACGAAGGTGGCGGTCAGACTATGGCTGCTGCGACGGCTTGTACCGTTATGATTTATGGCTCTGAGTTCAAGAAGGGGACTACTGGCATGGAGAACTCTCTCGAAGCCGACGACCTCATCTTCGACAACAAGCCTATCATCTTGAAGGACAAGTACGAGGTGTCAGGTTCTGACATGGCTCAGATTGGATGGATTGAGGTGACCACGGAAAACGGTGCTACCGGATACTTGTGGTACATGAAGTCCGAGCACGAGACCCGTCTCCGCTTTGACGACTACCTCGAGACAGCTATGATTGAGGCCGTGCCTGCTGGCGTGGGCTCTGGTGCTGCTGCTGCACTCGGTGTTCCAAACGGTACTGCTGGCTCCCTCCAAGGTGCTGGTTCCGAGGGTATCTTCTACGCTGTAGAGACTCGCGGAAACCTCTGGTCTGGTGGCATCCCCTCAGCTTTGGCTGACTTCGATGCTGTTATCAGCCGCTTGGATAAGCAGGGCTCCATCGAGGAGAACGTTTTGTTCGTGAATCGTGACATGAGCTTCGATATCGACGACATGTTGGCTGCACAGAACAGCTACGGTGCCGGCGGTACTAGCTACGGTCTCTTCGACAACGACGAGCAGATGGCGCTCAACCTTGGTTTCACAGGCTTCCGCCGTGGTTACGACTTCTACAAGTCTGACTGGAAGTACCTGAACGACCCAACGATGCGCGGTGGCCTCACCAATGGTGTTGTCAACGGCTTGCTGGTTCCTGCTGGAAGCACCACGGTTTATGACCAAGTGCTCGGTAAGAACGCCAAGCGTCCGTTCCTGCACGTCCGTTACCGCGCAAGCGAAACCGAAGACCGTCGCTACAAGACGTGGATTACGGGTTCTGCTGGCGGAGCTGCTACGAGCACTCTCGACGCGATGGAGGTCAACTACCTCTCTGAGCGTGCCGTTTGCGTCATGGGCGCGAACAACTTCTTCCTGTTCAAGGACTGATTGTGAATCGGGTATGGGGGGCGCAATGGGCGTCCCCCCTATCCACCCCTAATTAAAATAAACATGAATAAAGACAAGACGTACCGCCTGCTCCGAGGGCAGGCCCCCCTCTCTTTTATGATTCCCGGTCGAAGCACCACTCGTAAACCTCTTCTGTATTGGGATGAGGAAAAGGGTGAGAACCGCGTGCTACGCTACGCTCGAAACCAAAGGAGCCCCTTTGAAGATGAGCAGGACGGGAACGCTATCGTAGAGCCCATCGTCTTTGAGGACGGTATGCTCCACGTTCCTAAAAACAATCCGGTTTTGCAGCAGTTCCTTGCTCACCATCCGTTTAATGGTGCGCAGTTTGAGGAGGTCAACCTCGAGCGCGATGCTGAGGCCGAGGTAGAGCAGTTGAATATGGAAGTCGACGCACTCATCGAGTGTAAGGCTTTGACGCTAGACCAGCTCGAAACCATGTCTCGCGTTATGCTTGGCGTAGACCCCAGCAAGTACACTACGGCGGAGTTGCGCCGCGATATGCTGGTTGCTGTACGCCGCGACCCCGAGCACTTCCTGACTTTGGTCAACGACCCCGACGTGAAGTTGCAGGGGCAGGTGCAAAGGTTCTTCGATGAGAGTCTCCTTTCCTTCCGTCGCAACAAGACAGAGATTTGGTACAATGGGCCTAACAACAAGAAGAAGCTTGTTACCATCCCGCACGGCCAAGACTACCTGTCGGTTGCTATTTCATATCTACTTAGCGAAGAGGGCCTTGAGCACCTCCGCGCTCTCGAGGCTATGACCTCAGATTGAGTCTCTCTTACTACCAGAAAAGAGCCACCTTCGGGTGGCTTTTTTTTTGGAACTTCATGTTATGAAGCGTTGGCTCCTATTACTCTACTTCCCTCTTTCTTCTTATGCTCAATGTGACCTTGAGCTACTTGACTTTGATGTAGTCGCGGGCACTGTTACTGTTGCTTTCAACAACACTGAAAACTGTGGCGGCACGGCTGGTCCTGACGGTATAGCAGAAATACAGTTTGGTTTTCAAGCTTTAGATGACGACTGCAATGCTATCAATGCAGGGTGGGACTTCCCGTCTGGATTTTCTATTTCTGACGGCTCTGCCCATCCGGGTTGGATATACTCTGCCACTACTTCGGAAAGCTCTAACAATTGGACAAACCTGTATGACGATGCGATTCGAGTCGCCAGAGAGTTCGAAGAGCTATTCGGAAAGGGCAATTTCTACATTGAAGTACAACACCATGGAACAGAACGCGATGCCAAGATCCGAGATCAACTAGTGGACTTGGCGCGTGAAGGTGATAT